GCCCTTGCTTCCGAGACAAATTTCACTTGGAATGGAAGTAGTGGGGATTTTCACAAAGTTCCATTTACCCGTAATCTATTAGATACATTCTCAGGTACTCCATTTAACACCTCCACTAACGTCTTTACGGCACCATCTGACGGAGTTTACGAGTTTAGTGTACAATTGACCTTTAATAATATCCAAGATGATGTGACACAATACCAAGCATGGTTGATGACTGATACTTCATCTAATGATACATATACTATAAGTGGAATGTATGCTGCTGCTTTAACTCAGTTTGATCCCCCAGTAAGTAACGCTATTAATAGATTGGATCTATTTACTGTTCTAGATATGTCGGCGAATCAGACTATAACAGTGTACGTCAGGCAAAACGGTGGAACTCAAAATAATTGTCATTTATTAAGTTGGCCAATGCAGACTTCTCTCGTCATAAAAAAACTCCTATAAGCCATTTATTCCTTTTCTTGACAAGAACACTATTTATTAGGAATAATATTATTTCTAGGAGATGAATGAATGTCGAGCATGTTAGAACAAGCCATCATTGATGCTGCAGCGCTTCGTGAGGCGGCGTTAAAAAACGCCGAACAATCGTTAATTGAAAAATACGCCCCTCAGATAAAAGAAGCAGTTGAAGCGATGTTAGAAAATGAAACTCCCAGCGCAAAAAGAATGTATCAAGGACACAGTGTGGATGTGATACATGAGGCAGATGAAAACGGAAACGTTACTATATCTGCAACCGGCGGGAAACCTTTTATCGTTAATGAGTCTGAATTGACTGAAGCGAACGAAGAAGATCTTTTACAAGAAGAAGAGATGGCGGCGGCTAGCGAGGGATCAACAGAACCCCCTACCAACATTGAGGCACCTCCAGCGTGGGATTCACGATACGGAGAGACCCAAAACGTTACCCTTACCGCAATGTTAGATAGTATTGATAGTGATGGTAACGTTGAAATTGATCTAGATGATATTGAGTTATCTCTAGCCCAACAGAAACAAGCAAAAGAAACCAAACAAGAAACATCCTCTGCAGAGACTGCTAGTGATGCTTCTGGCGCTTCTGATACATCTGCAGAGTCAGACGTAGGCGGTGGTGAAGAAGAAGGCTTAGAGAGCCTTTTTGGAGACTTAGAAGATAATGATCTCCAATTGCAAGAATTACTATCTATTTTATCTGAATATGATGAAGAATTATTAGAAGAAGACATTGAAGTCGACATGGGCGAGATGAAATTAGGCTCGTTCGTCACCAATAAAGCAGATCGTGAATATGAAACCGATAAACAGGCTGCTCACGATGAAAATATGTTGGAAGATGGAGAAGAAGAAGAGGAAGAAGAAGATTCTTCCGAAGAAGAAAGACTCCAAGAATCAAAAGAGTTCAATCAACTTCAACAAGTGTTTTTAATACTCAAGGAACAAAATGAAAGACTTGAGTCAGTTGTTAATCAACTAAATGAAAAATTAGAGGATACTTTGCTTTCAAATGCAAAACTCCTCTACCAAAACCGCACTTTAAATGATGCCTCCTTGAATGAGCGACAAAAGTCAAAAATTGTCGAAGCCATCTCTAACGCGGAGTCTCCGAAAGAGGCTAAGAGTTTACATGAAACCTTAAGGGCGACAGTGGGATCTGATCAAAAGAAAAGTCCACAATCACTGAATGAAACCGTAAATTGTAGGTCGAATCTATCCTCTATGCTTAATACGAGACAAAACTTAAACGAAAGCCAAAATTCTGATCCTTTCTTTGATAAGATGAAGAAATTGGCTGGCATTAAAAATAACAAATAAAAGGAGGTTAATATAATGTCTATTGTACAAAAATTGGCCGAAGGTATCGTTAACCGTGACATGACCCAAGAAGGACAAGCACTTCTTAATAAATGGTCATCAACCGGGTTACTTGAGGGTCTTCAAAATGATCAAGCCAAACATAATATGGCTCGTCTCTTGGAAAACCAAGCAAAAGAACTTCTTCGTGAGCACTCTTCTATGGGTGCTGGTGACGTTGAAGGTTTCGCTGCTGTTGCTTTCCCAATCGTTCGTCGTGTTTTCGCCGGACTTATCGCTAACGATCTTGTTAGTGTTCAACCTATGTCTCTCCCTAGTGGACTAATCTTTTTCTTGGATTTCGTATATTCTGGAAATATTGGAGCGAGTGGTTCTCAAACTGCGCGCGGTGGCAACAGTGCTGATGCTTCTATCTACGGTACTAACCGTGTTGGTATGGAAGTAACTGGTGGTGTTTCTAACGTTGGATCTCTTGGAGAGAACCTTTCTGGTCCTCGTCAAACTGTTGGTTTGGCTTATGCTTCTCCGACCGGTTCTACTGATGTTGCTTTTGGTAATATTACTGTGACACAAGGTGTTCTTATTTCAAGCATGGGTGAAGCCATGAAGAAACTTATTAAGTATGACCCAGATGTACTGGCTGAAACTACATCATATTTAGCAATGCTTGATATCGATGAAGCGGACGTCAGTGCTAACCTAGATACTGATAACCTTGCGGCTATCAATTTCCTAGGCGCGCAAGTTGAATCTATTGACGCTGGTGCCCGCAGTCTCACTACAAGCAATACAAAATTGATTCGTCGTTTAACCAGTACTGATCAAACTACTATTAGTTTCTTCGTTGTTGGACCAATTGGTCTTGCTAGCCTTGTTGCGGATGCAGGATCTCTAACCATGGACTATCCAGTTAAAGATGCTGTCGGTTCTGCTGGTGCTGCTGGTGCTGTTCGTGCTTCTAGTCTTCTACTAGAAAGAGAAGAAAGAATCCCAGAAATTGATATCAAGGTTGATTCAATCGCTATCACAGCACAAACCAAGAAGTTGAAAGCAAAATGGTCTCCTGAATTGGGTCAAGACTTGAACGCTTACCATAACTTGGACGCTGAAGTAGAATTGACTTCTATTCTTTCAGAGCAAATTGCCTTGGAAATCGATCGTGAGATTCTTGCTGACCTTGTAAACGGCGCAACTGCTGCTACTTACTATTGGTCTCGTTCTCCGGGTCTATTCGTTAACCGTTCAACTGGTGCAGAATTGGGCGCTACTTCGGCTGCTCCTGACTTCACTGGTACTGTTTCTGAATGGTATGAAACTCTCATTGAAACTGTCAATGATGTTTCTGCTCAAATCCACACCAAAACCCTCCGTGGCGGTGCTAACTATGTCGTTTGTTCACCAGAAACTGCTAACATTCTCGAATTCACTGCTGGATTCCGTGCTAATGTTACGGCTGATGCTGACCGTGGCGAAATTGGTGCTGTTAACGTTGGTTCGTTGAGTCGTAAGTTTGACGTTATCGTTGATCCTTACTTCCCACGTAATGTGATCCTTGTTGGGCGCAAAGGTTCTTCTTTCCTTGAAAGCGGATACGTTTACGCTCCTTACGTTCCATTACAAACTACTCCAACAATCTTTGGACCAGAAGACTTTGTTCCTCGTAAAGGCGTAATGACTCGCTACGCGAAGAAGATGGTTCGTCCTGATATGTATGGATTGGTTATCGTTCGTGGAATGCTCGGTGAGTCCGGGTCCTAATTAATAATTAGATCCAAAAAAGATGCCCCCTTCCTTCTTGGTTGGGGGTTTTCTTTTTCTGCTAACTATTTACTATGAATTGGGCAGGAGCCCACACATTTTATTGATATTTTAAGGAGATTTACATTATGTCAAAAGTTGCAAGATCGGCCCGAGTTGGAAGCCGTAACAGAATGGAAGCCATATCCGCCGATAAAACAATTACAAGTGCCGAAACTGGTGAAACGTATTTAATCGATTGGAATACTGCCTCTGCGTTAACCATTACCCTTCCTGCTATGCAAGATGGTGCTTACTTTAAGTTTATTTTCAAAACCCTGCTAACCGTGAATGGTACAGTCGTTATTAACAGTGCCGACAACACGGCTGGTGATTTTGCTGGAAGTATTTTCGAACAAGTTACTGGTGGTTCCAACGCTAATTCCGCAGTTCAACTTTGCGGAAGCCACGATATATTAACCATTAATGATAACGTTGATATTGGTTCTTGGCTTGAAGTTTATTGTGATGGATCAAAATGGTATTGGACTGGTATGCTTTCTGTTTCGGCAGTTGGGTTAGCAGTATTCTCAACTTAATCCGGAGTAACTAATGGGACGTAAAGCAAAGCGATTGAAGATAGCGGCAAGAATTGCTAGGCTAACGGGAGAGCAGGAAACTGCTCCCCAGTCTACTCTTGTTGCCGAGAACTCTCAAAAAATTGAAGAATTAAAAACTAATATTCCTGAACCAGTTGTTGAAGAATCAACAACGTTAGAGGAGCCGAAATTCATGACAGAAGCCGAGCCGGTTGAAGTCAAAGAAGAGGCACCAAAGATTCAGGTAAAGAAAACAATAAAAAAACGAGCCCCTCGTAAAACAACGACAAGGGCGCGCAATACAAAAAAGAAAAATATCTCCTCCAAAAAATAAATATGTGTGTGTGTAATGCTTTGCCTCCGATGCTACGTCATCGGAGGTTTTCCTTTTGTATCAACTAATTACAAACAGTGGAGGAATATCAATGTCATATCCAAATTTAACACCGTCTTCAACAAATAGTGCGATTATACTACCATCAACAGGTTCGCACTCTGAAGTTGCTTCTTCATTAGCGATCGGGTACTACACCGGAAGTGCTGCTTTTGTTACAGGCGCAGCATCACAAGTCGACTTTACATATAAAAGATTGGGCGGTGATATCTTAGACATTGAACTTAAAGCCACAAACGTCTATAATCACTATGAGGAAGCAGTCCTAGAATATTCCTATATAATCAACCTACATCAAGCCAGAAACTCTCTAGGACAGGCTTTAGGGGGCCCAACCGGATCATTTAATAATAAAGGTGAATTAACCGCTGGATCAGATGCTGCTTTGAAATACCCTAGGTTTAAGTTTGATTACGCGTATAGAGTATCTGATTCGTTTTCAACCGAGGCAGGTATTGGAGGAACACAAGATATTTATTCGGCGTCTTTCGATAGAGTTGTTGATCAACAAGATTATGACCTACAATACGTTATATCTTCTAGTGCAAATTCTGATAATGGCTTACCCTACGCACCTGATTTCAAAAACAAAAGAATCAAGATACGTCAGGTTTACTATGTAACCCCTAGACAAATGTGGAGATTCTATGGTTATTATGGTGGCCTAAATGTTGTTGGTGATTTTTCAAATTACGGTCAATATGCAGATGACTCTTCCTTTCAAGTGATACCAGTTTTTCAAAACAAGGTACAAGCGATCCAATATGAAGATCACTTGTATACTCGAACATCTCACTACTCTTTTGAGATAATAAATAACAAATTAAGAATCTACCCAGTACCAGATGGGGTTTCTCCAGAGAAGTTTTGGTTTAGATTTTCGGTTGAAGAAGATGCTTTCTCTTCTGGTTCGTCTGATGTTGGTATGCTGGGTGTAAACAATATGAACACCCTTCCTTTTGAGAATATACCTTTCGAAAGTATTAATTCAATGGGACAACAGTGGATTAGAAAGTATTCTTTGGCTCTTTCGAAAGAAACTTTGGGGCAAGTTAGAGGAAAGTTTGGAGGTAGTATTCCTATTCCGGGAGATAATGTAACTCTTAATGCAGATGCATTGTTGAGCCAAGCCGCCACAGAACAACAAGCATTAAAGGAAGAACTTAATAAGCAACTGGATGAAATGCTATACAGCAAACTTGCTGAAACCGAGAAAAACATGACTGACAATACCGATGCTATTGTTAAGAAAGTTCCAATGAAAATATTTGTGGGGTAATAAATGAGCAACGATGAATGGGAAAGACCAACCAATCCGCCACCACCTTTGTTTCTAGGTGAAAAAGAGAAGAACCTTGTAAAACAAGTAAATGATGAAATCATTGAACGTGTGGTTGGGCAACAAATATTATATTTTGCTATAGATATGGAAACAACAAACTTCCACCCTTTATATGGAGAGGCAATAGAAAAGAATTTCTTGCATCCTATAAGAGTATACGCCTTAGTTGATTACGGAGGTGTTGAGACTATGTTCATGGATAGCGTTGGTATTGATAAAAAGACGTCTGCTATCATACATTTTCACAAAAGAAGATTAACTGAAGATCAAAATTTATTCGTAAGAGAAGGGGATTTTGTAAAATACGGTGATATCTATTATGAGATAGTAAAACTAAATGAACCTAAGCAGTTGTTTGGTCAAATCGATTCAAAATTTGAGATAACTGCAGAATGTATTAGATCTAGGGATGGACTATTCAATGGCGAATAAAGAAATATCAATACAACCTTCAACTATAGAAACTATAGATAAAGCAGTGTACGAAATGATTAATGAGACCTTTTCTTTACATACAACCACGAATGCTGGTTGGAAAAAAGTCCCAGTCCTTTGGATATCGCCTGAGAGGTCTTTTCACGTCAAGAAGAAGGAAATAAGAGATGCAGTTGGTAAACTTAAGTTGCCTTTAATCTCAATTGAAAGAACGTCTTTTGCAAAAGACCCAAATATGAAAGGTGCATGGCAGGCGAATATTTTTCCGGATAAATCTGGTGCTAGAGGTTATAAAAAACACGTAAGACGTGTAGCCAGAAAAATTTCTGAGGAAAAAACAAGAGATTTTGCCTCTGCAGATGCGAAAAAAGAAGCCGGCGATAATCACTTTCCAACGAACAACAAAAAAATTGTATACGAAGAAATTTATATCCCTATCCCTGTGTGGGTTACAGTAAATTATTCGATCACACTCAGAACCGAGTATCAACAACAAATGAATGATTTGATGACTCCATTTGTTACAAGAACTGGTAATATAAATTCTTTGTTAATTCGTAATGAGGGCCACCAGTTCGAGGCATTCATTCAACAAGACATGTCTCAATCAAACAATATGTCTAACCTAGGCGAGGATGAGAGAATGTTCCAAACTAAAGTTGATATCAAAGTATTGGGTTATCTCCTAGGAGATGGAGTAAATGAAGAGGCGCCAAAAATCGTAACCAAAGAAACCACCGTTGAAGTCAAACTAGTTCGCGAAAGAGTTATCATTGGAGACGAAAAACCATGGAAAACCGACAACAAGAAATACAGGGAGTTTTGATGCCTTTTGAGGTTAGAGAAACTATTTAATAAGAATTATATATTATAAGGAGAATTAGTCAATGGCTAAAAAGTTTGATTTTCTATCACCCGGAATAAATATCCGAGAAATTGACCAGAGTATTCTGTCACCAGAAAGGGATGCAGAAGGACCAATTATCATCGGCCGCGCAAGAAAGGGTCCCGGAAATAAACCGGTAAAAATTAAGAATTTAGACGACTTTATCGCAGTATTCGGAACTCCGGTTGCCGGTGGCGGTGAAGGTGGCGATGTTTGGCGTAACGGCAACACGATAGGGCCAACCCTAGGTGTGTATGCTGCGCAAGCATGGTTAGCCTCTGGTGAGTCTCCAATCACTTATGTACGCCTTGTTGGTGATTCACACCCAAGTGCTGATACTTCAACCGGTATGGCCGGGTGGAAGTTAGATGGTAACCTATCCGCTGTTGCTGGTACCAATGCTACGGCATACGGGCTCTTCTTGGCTGATAGCACTGCCGATCTTGGACAAGCATTGGCGTTTGCAACCCTCACTGTAGCAGGTGGTCTGCCTTCCAACAATGACACGATTACTATCACAGAACAAGGCGGCACAGCCCTGAGTTTTGAGTGGGATTCTGATGACACAATTCCTGCTGGTAGTGTTGAGGTTAATATTGGCGGTGGCGCTAACGCATGTGCTTTAAACCTTGCCACTGCAATTAATGCCGAGATTGAAAAAGGTAACCTAGTAAACTTTGTTGTTAAACATACAACCGGAACCGCTATTGTTGAAATAGCATTTACCGGGACAACCCTTGGAAGCGCTGCAGTAGCAACGTCAGCAAGTGGTGTTGTCATTGCCGGCGAAACCCTTGCTGCTGCAACTCAAGAACTTGGAGAAGGCGCTCTTGGAGCAATCTTCTACGTTAATGACGGATACATGGTCCTCGATGGTGTAGAATACGGTGGATCCAACACTGAGTCTAATGCTGGACGATTAATTAAATCAAATGCTGCTAGTAGGCAATTTCGTGCAAAGATTTACAATGGTTCTTCGGCATTAGTAGAGACCGTTAATTTCAATTTTGATAGAAACTCTTCTCTGTATATCCGAAATGTGTTTAATACAAACCCTCAACTGTGTAACTCGACAATTACTTCCGCTGCTAATTTAAAAACATATTGGCTTGGAGAATCTTATATAAGACACGTTGAGACATATGTGACCACTTCAACCTCTGGAGATCAATGTGGAGTTTTACTTCCAATGAGTTCAGGATCAACTGCTGCTGGAAACTGGGGTTATCGATTTACTGGTTCTGCTGCACCGAAAAGTGGAATGGTTTTCTCTCAGAGATCAACAAACCAACAACAACTTTTCAGAATTTGTGGGCTAGAAGAAGGAGATCAGTTCCAAAAGAATCATATGATCGCTGTTGAAGATATTAGAGAATCAACAAATCCAATAAATGATCCATTCGGGACGTTTACAATTTGTGTAAAGGATATGGGTGGTAATTCTATAGAAAAATATTCAAACTTGAACCTTAATCCGGCTTCACCAAATTACATTTCTAAACGCATTGGTGACCAATATATGAGTTGGGATAATTCAAAAAGACGATATCGTACTTATGGAGATTATTTGAATCTTTCTGATATGATTCGTGTTGAAATTAACTCAAACATTGCAAACGGCGGCGGTGGTGGACTACTCCCAGCCGGTTTCCGTGGGCCAGTACGTCATAAAACATTTGGAGTTATTTCCGGATCCACTGTAGCACACACTGTTGTGTCTGGTGGGATTGGGTCTCAAATGAACTCTGGTTTTATTGCTGGTGGTAGTACAGGTTCTGTTCCCGGTGGTGCTTTGGGTGGGTACTTGGTGAAAGCAACTGGTGATCAAGACTTTGCTGTTAAGTATATCTTCCCATCAATTCCTCTTAGACAATCTGGTTCTGATGGAAACGCTGCTGATCCGTATCGTGTATACTGGGGTATTCGTCCGAAGATTTCTAATTCTTCAACCAGAAACGACCCGGACTATTGCGATTATTTAAGATCACTCCCTGCAGGGATTAGTTCAATAACTCCGAGTTCTGATGCTTTTGAATATTCTTTCAACTTCTCATTGGATGATTTGGTTGTTAATACCAGCACTAATATTACACAATACCGTTCAGGGTCTTGGAGTGCGACCGGCAATGATGCATCGGTTTCATACACCTCACCAGCGAATACAACAACAAATCACAACGGAACATTTGGCGCTATGCTAGATTTGGGCATGAGACAATTCTTAATGCCTATGTTTGGCGGTAGAGATGGTCTAGACATCTTGGAGGCTGAACCATTTAGAAACTCTAAAATCGGATCGACCCTTTCTGAGACTACCAATTACACTCATTTTTCTCTTAACAAAGCAATGGATGCTGTTAGAGATTCTGAAGTTGTTCCAGCAAATCTTTTATTGGCCCCGGGCATTACCCAGCCAATTATCACAGACAAATTGATTTCTACTGCTGAATCACGTCGCGACGTATTAGCAATTATTGATTTAGAAAATGATTATACTCAAAGTACAGAAAGTACAGCGAACTCTACTAGTAGATTGGGTTCTGTTACAAGTGCTATCTCTAGTATCAAAACAAGAAACTTGGATTCTAGTTACGCATGTTGTTTCTATCCGGCTGTACAAATCAGAGATAATATTAATGCCGGTTCCCCATATGTATGGGTACCATCTTCTATAGCGGCCTTAGGAGCCCTTGCATCGTCTCAAGCGAAGACCGAGGTATGGTTTGCCCCTGCTGGATTTAATCGAGGAGGATTGGGCAATCTCGGTGGTCGTAGAGGACCTAGAGTTCTTCAAGCAAGACAACGCTTAGATTCTAGAGAAAGAGATGATCTTTATCAAGTGAATGTTAACCCAATTGCTACTTTCCCTGCTGAAGGTGTGGTTGTGTTTGGTCAAAAGACTCTACAAGCAGACGCTTCTGCTTTAGATAGGATTAACGTTCGCCGACTATTACTCTTCCTCAAATCTCAAGTAAGCGATGTGGCTAGAAACCTTTTGTTTGATCCAAATCTACCAACTACTTGGAATCGTTTTAAGAGCAAAGTAAATCCAATTCTATCAAATGTAAAAGCAAGATTCGGTCTTGCAGATTATAAATTGATTTTGGATGAAACCACAACAACACCAGATCTTATTGATCGTAACATTATGTACGCTAAGATCTTTATCAAGCCTGCCCGAGCTATTGAATACATTGTCGTAGACTTTGTTATCACTAAGTCTGGTGCTGATTTTACATAATACACTAATTAAGAATATACAGGAGATAATTTAACATGGCATTTTGGACTCAAGACTACGGAGCAGGAACTAAAGATCCTAAAAGAAAATATCGCTTTAAGGTTTCAATTTCCCAGATCGATAATAATGGTTGTATTTGGTGGGCAAAAACCGTAACTAAACCAAATTACGAAATTACAGAAAGTGAGCATACTTTTTTGACTCATAAATTTTATTACCCGGGAAGAGTTTCTTGGGGAGAAGTAGAGATGGTATTGGTTGATCCGGTAAGTCCGGGAGCAGTTGCTGACCTTAACGCTATGATTCAGGCTCAAGGATATCACATACCGGGAGAAGATTTGGCGGAAGCAGAAGCATTTCAAACAATGTCCAAAGCGGCAGGTGCTGATTCTCTAGGTGTTGTTGAAATCCAACAGTTAGATGCTGAAGGTACACCAATCGAGACTTGGACACTAAAAAACCCTTTCATAAAAGGTGTTAAATATGGTGATTTAGATTATTCTTCCGATGACCTCTTAGAAGTAACACTGACGCTAAGATACGACTGGGCTACTTGTGTAATTGGTGCAGATGCTGCTGGTCCTGCTACAGGAAACGGTCCTGATCCAGAGCAAAGAGAATTCTTTACTGCTGGTGCCAAAGACGTCACAACAGACATATAGGTGAAAAATGGCTTTTTGGACAACCTTAGTTAATGCCAAGAATCAATTAAATCCAAAGTTATCTGATCGCTTCATTGTCATTATGGGTGGTGAACAGGAAACTTTTTCACAAAATATAATATTTACCGCCAAGTCTGTTACAAAACCAGTGATGGACATTGAAACTAAAGAATTCAAGTTGATCAATCATAAGTTTAAGTATCCCGGCTTAGGGACTTGGCAACCGATCAAAATTACTTTTGTAGACATGGCCGGTGCTCTCAATCAAGACACTAAAACTTATGAACAATTTATTGATTCAAATAATTATTTTAATAAAGAGAAGAGATCATCTTTTAAAAATAGAAACTTTGAAAACACTGCTGCTGTGCTGGCTTTAATTCTCTACGGGTCAGGATATGATACGCCTAGGTTTAAAGCCAAATCTGGTTCATCAAATAACACAGGCATTACCAAACAACATGTTAATAAAATCTTGCAAGGGTTGAGAATTCAACAACTTGATCTTAGCCCGGGCAAAGAAGATAAACCAATGAGAGTGGTTGAAGAGTGGCAACTTTTCAACCCAATAGTTAAAAACATATCTTGGGGTGAACTTTCGTACGGTGAAGATACTTTAGTGCAATACACATTAGATATCGAATATGATTTCGCTGAATTTTCTTCTGGGGGGCCTATTGCTGGTCTTGCGGAAGGAGGTAGTGATGATGCATCTGAAGGCTCTGATCAATCCACGGAAACGAGCCGTGAAAAGCCCACAGATGAGGGATCAGAGGTAACCACTACTAACCTAGGTGATCCGAAATAAAAAAATAATATTTTCTTGAGGTGATAATGAGAAGAAATAATGAAGACCGAATGATGGGCGGTCACAAACCAACTCCATCAGAGAACGCTCCCCAAATGGCGAATCCATTGGATTTTATTACGCCAACAGAATTTGTGGAACTTCCATCAAAAGGTAGATATCCCCCCAATCATCCAATGACGGGGAAAGAAAGCATTGAAATACGATTTATGACGGCAAAGGATGAAGATATCTTAACATCAAAAGCCCTCCTTAAACAAGGTGTAGCCATTGAAAGATTAATACAAAATGTAATTGTCGACAAAAACATACAAGCCAAAGATTTATATATTGGAGACAGAAATGCTATTATTATTCATGCACGTGCATCTGCTTATGGTAGTATTTATAAAACAAAAGTAAATTGTCCTAACTGTGCAGAGGTATCTGGTCATAGGTTTGATCTTTCTGAGTACAATTCATACGATGGTATGGACTGGGAAGGGTTTGAAATTGAACCAACTGATTATGGTACATTCAAGGTTATTCTTCCTTTAACTGATATCGTTGCTGAAATTAGACCTCTTTTGGGCTCTGATGAGGCTGGTATGATTAGAGAGATGAAAAAGGACAAAAAGGGCGAAAAGGGACTTGTTACAAGTCAACTAAGGAAATTTTGCCTGTCTTTTAATGGATATAAAGATTCAGCAACAATTAATAAGGTTGTTGATCATCTAACCGCTGGTGATTCTAGATACCTAAGAGGAGCATTCGCAGCCATTTCTCCGGATTTGTCTGTTAAAGGTGATTTTCAATGTTCTAGTTGTGATCACGAGGAGGAAATGATTGTGCCGTTCGGCGCTGACTTTTTTTGGCCTGAGCGATGAATATTCTGAAAATGTTTATGAACAGTTTTTCATTTTAAAACATTATGGTGGATGGTCTTTGTACGAATTATATAATTTACCAATCGCACTTCGCGAATGGTGGCTTAAAAGAACGATTAAGGAGTACGAAGAAGAGGCCAAAAAACATAAACAAGCGCAGAGAAAGTAATGCTCGGATTGTTCCGAGCATTTTTTTATTAAAACTATTTAAATGAGAAGAGGAGTGCCCTTATATGAGCAATGATGACCTGCAAGGAATGATTGATCTTGAATCTCAATTGATTAAAGTGTATGAAAAAGAACAACAAATATCAAAACTGAGGCAGGAGAGAAGCAAAATGCTTAAAGATGATCTTGCTGTCATGAAAGAACAAGTTCGTCAAAAAGAACAAGAACTTAATAAAGCCCGTGATCAAATCGAAAAACTAAGAAAAGCAGAGATTGACCTTACAGAGTTATCTTTAGACCAGTTCCGTAAACAAAACGAAGAGGCATACAAAGCAATCGCGCTATATGCTAAAGAGTCTGGTAAAGATGTTCAAGCAATGTTTGAGGAAATTGCCACAGGGGGAGATGAGGCTTTTACAAACATAACAAATGCTGTTGAAGCAATGCGTGGTAGGTTACAAGATGCAAACGATACGATGTCTGAACTTGGAAAATACGGAGGGAAATTTGCAAACTCAATGGGATTGGCTGCAAAGGCGGGAGATACAACTGCTGGTAAGATTATGCTTATGAGTAAAAAAATGATGGATGCTAAAAAAGCCGGGATTGGTTTTAACGATATGCTTAGTGCAGCCTTTGGGTCGTCATTTAATATGATGAATATAATGTTCTCCATACTTGATATTCTAAAAGATTTTGTGATACAAACAGATAATGTAGCCAAAGGGTTTCAAAAGGCGACTGGTTTTACCGGTAATTTTAGAGACAATATTCAATCGGTATCTGCTAATTTGGTTGCCTCTGGAGTCTCTGCTGAGGATGTTGGTAAAAACTTCGAGGCGTTGGCTTCAAACTTCTCTATGTTTCAAAAAGGAAACGATGCAGTTAATAATGATCTACTAACAAGTATTTCTTTGCTGGAGAAAGTAGGCGTTAGTGCTACCGATTCCGCTCAAAATTTGGATCTCTTAACTCGGTCCATGGGGATGTCCGCCCAAGAGGCAAACAAAGTTAATATGCAAATCGCTACAATGGGTGATGGGATGGGAGTAACCGCTGGTAAAATGATGACCGATTTCAAAGCAGTTTCTGGTACTCTTTCTGTCTACGGAGACAGAATG